AATTGTCAAATGATAAAGATTCAGACTTAATAATCTTAACATACAAAGACAATGAGGCATTAGATGAGGCATTAGTCAAAGAAATAGAGAAGGCTAAAGAAAAAGCAGAGACATCATCATATTGGGCAAATTGGTGGAAGGTTTATGGATTAGGGCAAATTGGAAGTTTAGAAGGTGTAGTCTTTGATAATTGGAAACAAGTGGATGCAATACCTAACGATGCAAAGTTATTAGGTTATTCAATGGATTTTGGGTTCACGAATGACCCTACTACTTTGATGGCTATTTACAAGATGGATAATGAATTGTATATTGATGAATTACTATATCGTACGAATATGACTAATAACGACATCGGTAATTTTATGAAGTCAATAAACATCGTTAGACCATACGACATCGTAGCTGATAGTGCAGAACCGAAATCAATAGAAGAGTTAAGGAGACAAGGATTCAACATTCAACCTGCAAGTAAAGGTGCTGATTCAATCAAGATAGGTATTGACATACTTAAACGATATCAAATGAATATCACTAAACAATCAACAAATACTATCAAAGAATTAAGAGCATATCAGTGGGAGAAGGATAGAGATGGAAAATTGACAGGCAAACCAATTGACCATAGCAACCACGCAATTGATGCTATAAGATATTTTGCACTAAACAAACTTAATAACAGACCGAGTGGTAAGTATGCCACAATTCGTGTTTAACAAATAACAAATTAAAATATATTATTTATAAATGAAATTAGAGAATTTAACAATAGGTCAATTCATTAAATGCAAAACAATATCTGAATTTGAAACTGATGTTTTGGATAAAAGTATAAAAATGTTAGCAATAGTAACTAACAAGACTTTTGATGAGATAGAGGCAATGCCAGTAGATGAGTTGACTAATGCTTTAAAACAGTTTAACGAGATTGAAAAGCTAACTGAAAGCACAAAGGTCAAGATGAAATTCAAGGTTAAAGGCAAAAGGTTTGAGTGCATTTGGCAAACGCAGAAACTTGGAGCAAATCAGTATATAGATGCTACATCATTTTGTAAAAACGAGAAGGATATAGTGAATAATATTCACAACATCTTGGCGAGTATTTGCGTGGAGAGAACTTGGTATGGTAAAAAGTTAAAGTATAATCCTGAAAAGCACAAAGAGACTGCTGATTTGTTTTATAATCACTTAAAGATTACACAAGCATATCCAATCTTACTTTTTTTTTGCAGATATTTCAAGGAATTGCACGACAATATCCTAACTTATTTGGAGGAGGAGTCAGCGAAAGCAGTGAAGGTAGCGAAGAACAATCCTCAAGTGGTAGAACATTTGAAGAAAAGTGGGGTTGGATTGCCACAATAAACAATATGTCAAATAACGATAGGTCAAAGTGGGATTTCTATTTTGATTTGAACGTGATTGAGTTTTTAAATACAGTAGTATTTTATAAAGATAAGTCTGAAGAAGACAAAAGATTATGGCAAAAGGTCAAGGAACAGCGATAGGTAATAGGTATGGTTCATCTGCTGATAACTTTCAAAAAGAGTTAGAAAAAGGTGCTGACAAAATTATGCTTGAATGGGCAAATGATAGCATAGCTATAATGCGTAAGATACTAAAGCAAAAAACAAGAATTAAGGATAGGGGAAAACTGATTGCAGATTTAGCACCTAAACCTTTTCCGATGGATGCAAATGGTAACTTGAGAATTGAGATAGTGACAATGCAAGACCATTGGGACTATGTAGACAAAGGAGTTCAAGGTGTTTATAATAAGTCTAAAGCACCTAACTCACCATATAGATTTCGTAATCTTGGAACACCTGATTCAATGGTTGATAGTTTTAAAGACTATATATCAAGGGTTGGTTTAAAGACTGCTAAAATAAAAGGTAAAAGCACAAGACTTTATAAAACAAATAATAAAACCAAAACAAAAACTGCTAAAATGGATGTTATAACACAAGCAGCAAAAGGAATGGCAATAGCAACAAAAATAGGTGGTTTAAAAGCAGTCAATTATGTAGAACCTGCAGTAGGTAAAAAGAGATTAAATATATTATCAAAATCAATGAGCAAAGAAATAGGTAGAAACGTATTAGCATCAATAGTTATAGAATTTTAAATTATGGCAATAACAAAAGACACAGTTCCGAATAATTTCATTGGAGCATTCAACCAAGTAGTATACACGATTAGTAGCAATAATACTACTCAACCAAATTTTAACTTTATCATTGACATAAAAGAAACTATTACAGGCACTCTTTTAGCACGTTTAAAGTATCCAAAACAACCTGGAGTTTCTACTTCTATTACATTTGATATAGGAGAAGTTTTAAAGAATTCGGTAAGCTATGATTTCTTAAATGCACAAGCATCATATGTAGCAGCTAACACGAATTCAAGAGTAAAATATTACGTTGAGTTTAGAGAACTATTTGATAATGGAAGTGGAGTTCCAATATTAAGTGGAGTGTTGGCAAGTGACCCACCAACACCAAGCACATCAAGTTATAAATATGCTACAAATGGAATATTTGATTTTGAAGATTTCACTCCTACTGCTTATGCTAATTGTAATGTGAGTGGTTTTGGTTTTTTAAATGCAAATATATCGCAAAACGAAAATATTGAAGTTAGCCAAAACAAGATACTTACTTTCTTTGACCCAAATAGAGTAGTAGAAAGAATCGCTCTATTATCAGGAACTACTTTTGTTCAAACAATAAGTTTACCCGCAAGAGAGCATTTATTTAACATAAACGCAGGTAAATGGATTTTAGATACATCTGGTATAACTTTAGCAATGGGAACTTATGTCGTGCAAGTTCAAACAAGTGGTGGAACTATATTAGGTTCAAAAACATTCACATACACACCACAATGCTCATATTACCCAACGATAAGACTACATTGGCTAAATAAGTTAGGAGCATTTGAATCATTTAACTTCATTAGAAATTCAAAAAAAAGTTTAGAGTTAGAACGCAAACAATTCAAAGCACCATTACCAATTGGATACTTAAAATCAGATAGGTTAAAAACAAATTTCAATACTACTATCAACGATACTATCAATATTCAATCTGATTGGATAAACGAGGAGCAAAGTATATTGCTTGAGCAATTAGCTACATCACCTGTTATTTACTTGGAGAGAAGTGCAACTAATTTTGTTGCAGTAAACATAGCTAACACAAATTACGAGACAAAGAAATATTTAGATAATAGAAGTTTGTTTAATTTATCATTTGATATAGAGTACACTTATTCACGATATAGACAATCATTGTAATGAATCAAAACAGACTAATCATAAATCAAGTAGTAGGTGGTAGCATAGTTGAATATGAGTTAGACTTATACGATAACGTGCCATTACCTATCAACAAAAGTATAATTGATATTCAAAACATAGCTGAACGCAAAAGTGATTTTACTAAAACAATTACTTTGCCAGGTACTCACACGAACAACGATATTTTCAGTAACATATTTAATTTAGCAAGGTCAGTAAGTAACACCAATACTTATAACTTTGCACCTGATTTCAATCCGAATTTAAAAGCAGATGCTATTCTTTATAAAAACGGAATAGTTATGATTCAAGGTTACTTGCAATTAACTAATATCAACGTAATTGATGACTACCAAATTGAATACGAAATAATAATAATAGGCAAAACAGCTAACTTATTTCAAGATTTAGGAGAAAAGAAATTAAATGAACTTGATTTAAGTGCATATGACCATACTTGGAACTTTACAAACATTCAAGCAAGTTGGACACCATCAGCAACAAGAGGATATTACTACGGATTAATTGACAAAGGATTTAGCAATAATCAGCAAGGGTTCTTAACAACTGACCAAAAGCCACAAATATTTGCACGAACAATTGTAGATGCAATATTCAAGGATGCAGGTTATAGGTACGCATCACTATTTTTAACAAGTGGAATATTCAATACTTTAGTAGTTCCAACAACACAAGACAAGCTATTAATATCAAAGCAAGATGTAACTGATAGAACCTTTAAAGGTGAGAGAACAACAAATAGCGCATTTGCACCTGTAACTGCTTCTATTAATTTACCTTTTAATATTACGGGAATACAATCATCTCCTGCAGGATACGATAATTCAACTTATAAGTTTACTGTTCAAACAAATGGTAACTATCAATTTGCGATAGACATCAAAATGGAGTTAAGACAATTGGGTTCTGGTACTTATGATATTCAGCAATTCCAAGTTTTAAGAACAAGAGGAGGAGTAACTGAACGATTAGGAACAATGGGTACTTTTTCCCCACCAAGAAGTTCAACATTTTTTAGAAACCAATATTATGAAACAGCATTAGCTTGGTGCGAATCAGGTGATGTGATAGAAGTAATAATGGTATCAACTGCTTTTGGTAGTTGGGAGTACTCTTTGCTAAATAATTCTTCATTCTTTTCAAAACCTAACGCAGAGATATTTATTGGTGATAATATGCAACTTGAGAAGTGTTTGCCAAGTGATATTAAACAAGCAGACTTTCTTGCATCAATAATTAAAATGTTTAACTTGTATGTATCAGTAGATGAGTTAGACAGCAAGATGCTAAAAATTGAACCACGAGATGTTTATTTTACGAATGATGTAGTAGACTTAACAAACAAAATTGATGTAAGCAGAGGGGTTGAAGTGCAACCATTAGGAGCAAGTAAATTCAAGGAATACATATTTCAGATGCAGTCTGATAAGGATGAGATAAACGAAACTTATCAAAAGCAATATGTATACCCTTATGGAACTAAAGTACAACCTATACAAAATGATTTTATAACTGAAATATATAAGACTGAAGTAATATTCGCACCAACACCTTTAAACGCAGCAAGAAATAATCCTCAAGTTGTATTTAGTGAAATTGCTTTTAAAGATTCAAACGGAAGGTCAATTGATAGCACATCAAAATTAAGGTTACTTGTAGCAGGTGGATTAAGTCCAGTGATAGGTACAAATTACTTTCACTATCTTGACCCTAATGGAACGAAACATTTTTTTGATTCTTATCCGTATGTAGGTCATTACGACAATATTTTAAACCCAACATTTGATGTAAACTTTACTAATCCAATTCAGCTATATTATAACAATGGAGTTGAAACAAATCAAACATCTAACAATATTTATAATGTATATCACAAGAAAGGTATTGAAGAGATTACCAATAAGGATTCAAAATTAGTTACGTTTTACGTTAAGTTAAGCGAAGTTGAAATAAATAATCTATCATTTAGAAACTCATATTTTATAGACAAGCAATACTATCGTTTGTATGAAGTAGATTTTGATTCAAATAGCGAAGACCCTGCAAAATTAACATTCTTAAAGTTAGCAGTTGCACCTGCATTCGTACCTTATAACTTGGTAACTAATGGAGGTGGTGGTGGTGAAGGTTCAGCATATGCAAGAAACACTTTAAGAAACGGAACACAGTATCCAAAAGGAGTAGATGTAATAGGTCAAGGAAATGAGAATACATTGCAAGGATACGAGCAAATCGTAAATTCAAACGGAAACTTTGTAAACGCATACCAAGTAAACATATTAGGTGGTTCAGATAATACTATTTTAAACAATGGTGGAACTTATATTGGAACAAATGAATACGAAAGTGTAAGAGATGGTGAAACAGTTATCAATAACATAGACCAACCATTACTGTTGAGTAGAACTTTAACGGTTTCTGAACTACAAAACTTAAATACAACACCGATTGAAATACTACCAATTCAAACAGGTTATTGGACAGAGGTTTATGATGCTTATGCTACAATATTTTTCGGAACAGCTACACCGATTGCATACAATAATCATAAATTACATTTTGAATTTACAGGTGATGGAACTCACTTATTAGAATTTGACAATGGCTTTACAGCATCAAGTGTAGCAATAAAACAAAGAGGTGTAAATATAAACGATATACCTTTTAAAGAATCAGCAATTGAATTACACTCACAAGGGAATTTAGGAGCAACAGGAAACGGACAAGTATTAATAGAGTTAGAATATAGATTACACAAAATTATACAATAATGGCAACGGAAAAAGTAGTAGTAGATGTAGAAATAAAAGCACAACCTGCAGTCGCATCGGTAAAGAGTTTAAAAGCAGAATTACGAGCAGTAACAAATGAACTTGCAACACTTGAAGAAGGTAGTGCAGCATTCGTTCAGGCAGCACAAAAAGCAGGTCAATTAAAAGACCAAATCGGAGATGTAAAAGACACGATAAACGCATTTAATCCTGAACGTAAATTCCAAGCAATAGCAGATAGTGTAGGCATAGCAGCTAACGGATTCGCAGCATTACAAGGTGGTATGGCATTATTTGGAAGCGAGAGTGAAGACTTGCAAAAAGTAATGGCAAAAACGCAAGGAGCAATTGCATTAGCTACTGGCTTGAATGGACTACTTGGAATGGGAGATGCTTTAAAGAACTTACGATTAACAACGTATAGTGCTATAAGTGGATTAAGTGCAATGATAACAGGTGTAGGTGGATTAGGTGGTGCATTAAATGCTTTAAAAACTACGTTACTTACAAATCCATTGTTTGTGTTAGGTGCTGTAATTCTTTCAATAGGAGTAGCTTTAAAATCATTTTATGATGGATTAAGTAGTGGGATAGAAATTTATAAATCAAGTGCAAAAGCAGTAGGAGATTTAAAGAAAACTTATACAAGTTTAATTGATGAAATTAAAGATTTACAAATTGAAAATGATTTAGCAAATGGTAAAATTACCCAAAAAGATGCAGCACTATTACGAGACAAAAATAATTTCAAAAAAGAGTTTTTAGCTATATTAAAAGACTCAAATGATAAAGAAGCAGAGATAAGAGACCAAGCAGCAAAAGAAAGAGAAGATGATGGATTTAAGGGTACTAAAAACTTACTTGATAAATTAGGTTACGAAACTGCTACAACAAGAGCAGCAAAAAAATCTCTTGAAGATATTGAAAGACAAAAAGAAGAGAATATCGCTGCATTACGAAAAAAATATTCATTAGTAAATTCCAATACAATAATTGAAGAAACCAAAAATGAAGTAGATGCAAAGTTAACTAAAAATGAAAAAATAAAAGCAAATCAAAAAAGAATTGATGATTGGAATAAAGAACAAGCAGAATTAAAATTAAAAGTAGAACAAGGCAATAGAGATGCAGACAAAGCGATTCAAGATGTTATAGACTTTAACAAAGAAGAGCAAAGAAAGCAAGATGAAAAAGACCTTGATGACAAAAGAAAAAGAGATGCTCAAGAAGTTTTAGTAAGGCAAGAAAGATACGCATCAGAAATAAATGACTTGCAAGAACAAGCAAAAGATGAAACATTAACTGTTGAAGAAAGAAATCTTGCATTAAAGACATTAAACGAAAAAAAATTACTATCTGACAAAGAAACAGCAGATGCATCAATAGCAATTACTCAAAAAGAGAAGGATGCAAAATTAGCATTATTAGATTCTTATGCCACATCATTAAACGCAATAAGTGGTTTAGTTGGAAAAGATACAGCAGAAGGTAAACTATTAGCAATTGCATCAGCGACAATCTCTACTTACACTGCTATAGCAAAGACATTAGCAGCAAACGCATCAAACACACCATTAGCTATTGCATCATCTATAGCAATTGGTTTACAAGGATTCGCAGCAGTAAAAGGAATATTAGACACACCAGTACCTGGACAAGGTGGAGGAGGAGGAGGAACAGCACCAACACCACCAAAAATTCCGATGTCAATAAACGGAACTATGTTAAACCAAAATAGACCTTTAGACATCAATAACACTAATCCTGTTGGAAAAGTAATAGTAACTGAAACTGATATCACAGGAACTCAAGATAAAGTTAAAGGTATTATTCGTAAAGCAACAATTAAGTAAATAAAATATATTATTCATTATGGAGAAATTACCCATTTATAGATTTGTAGTTGGTGAGGATGATGAGTCACAATTAGAAGCAATGGCATTAGTTGACAATCCTGCTATTGAATTAAATTGGCAGACATTTAACAATTCAAGAATAAATTTTGTAGCTGATAAAGAGAAAAGAGTTATCAGTGGTGCATTAATGGTTGCTGATTTACCTATATATCGCAGAGATGAAAGTGGCGAATATTATGGTGTATTTACAGCAGTAGATATATACAACTTACGCAATAAATTCTTTAA